TGCGTTCTTTAACTATTCGTGAAGCATTACATATGATGGGCTTTCCGCACGACTTCGAGCTTGTTGGTGGTAAGGCAAAGGCAAATCATATTGCTCAAAACGTTCCTGTTCCAACAAGCCGAGATATTCATTCTGAGATTGCAAAGTTTATCCGCGGTGAGTTAGAAATGTCAGATGGAAATTATTTGCGGCAAAACAATCATAAACAGTTGACAGAATACGATTCTTGTGGTAATATTAATATATCAACACTTGAGGAATTTATGGCGTGAGAAACGACTTTATTATTGATTTTGAGACCTTTGGCAAGGATGCTCAAAAATGTGCAGTGATTGATTGCTCGGTCATGGTATTCAATTGGGACAAGATGCTGTCCAACGATCCGTATACTACAAAGGATATTAATCTTACTCGTAGGTTCAAGCTATCAGTTATGGACCAAGTAAAGAATTACAACTATGAGATTGATAAAGATACAGTTACCTTTTGGGAAGAGCAATCTGCTGAGGTACGTCGACATATTAGTCCAAAGGATAGCGATTTGACTGTTGCGGAATTCTGTAAAGATTTTCATAACTTTTTAATTAACAGTCCTAAGATTGATTTTTGGTGGTCCCGGTCAAATACGTTTGATCCAATTATCCTTGGCCGTCTGTTTCAATCTCAAGATAAGTTATTGCATATGGAGGAGTATTTGAAATATTGGAGAGTACGCGATACTCGTACCTTTATTGATGCAAAACTTAACTTCCCGAAAAAGAATGGATTCAATCCTTTAGCTGATGAAGCACAATGGGATTCAACCTTTAAAGCGCACGATAGCTCGTGGGATATTCTTGCTGATGTATTACGCTTACAAGCAATCACACGCGCTGAAAACGACATGGAGCAAATATAATGAGTGAAGAACAACCAAAGCAACATAAGACTGAAGTAAGTATTGAAGAAATTAGAAAACATTCAATCTTCGTAGGAACACCAATGTATGGCGGTAACTGCGCAGGAACGTTTACTAAATCCTGTACCGACCTTGCTATGCTTTGTGCGGCAAACGGTATTTCTCTTAAGTTTTACTATTTGTTTAATGAAAGCCTCGTCCAACGAGCTCGTAACTATATTGTTGACGAATTTCTTCGTTCGGACTGTTCGCATCTGATGTTCATTGATAGTGACATTGGATTCAATCCACGAGATATTCTATCTATGTTGGCATTGAATATTACAAACCCCGACACTATGGAAATTATTACAGGTCCATACCCAAAGAAAACAATTGCATGGGAAAAGATTCAACAGGCAAGTAAACAAGGCCGCGGTGATGATAACCCATTTGAACTTGAAGCCTATTCGGCCGATTATGTATTTAATCCAGTACAAGGTCAGACGAGCTTCAATCTAGGTCAGCCACTCGAGATTGCCGAAGGTGGTACAGGATTCATGCTGATCCCACGCGGAGCACTTGAAAAATATGCTGAGGCATATCCTGAGTTTAGATACAAACCTGACCATGTACGTACCGATGCCTTTGATGGCAGCCGTGATATTACTGCTTTCTTTGATTGCGTAATTGATCCAGTCACAAGACGTTATTTGTCAGAGGATTATTTCTTTTGCAAACGAGCAAGAGAAATCGGTATTCGAGTATGGATGTGCCCATGGATTAATCTACAACACGTAGGTACATATATCTTCAAAGGCTCTCTTGGTGCCATCGGTCAGCTAGGTATGTCAGCAACCGCAAATGCCTCGAGTAATAAAAAAGCATATGGAGCAAAAAAACCATTGACAAAAAAGAAAAACCGTAATAAAATTAACAAATAGAATACAAACAAAGGAGTTCTTATATAATGCAATTCTCTGAACAAACTCTTACAATCCTAAAGAGTTTCTCCACAATTAACAAATCTATCTTGATGTCTGAAGGTAATGTCCTAAAGACAATCACGCCTGAGAAAACTCTTGTAGCATCAGCAACAATCCCGGATCAGATCCCTGGTACGGCTTGTGTTTATGATTTGTCAAGATTTTTATCAATTTTATCTCTCCACAACAACCCAGACGTGGAATTTGGGGATAAATATTTCGTGATCACTGAAGGTAAACGACGTACGAAATACGCCTTTGCAGATGTATCCATGATCCATACACCACCGGACAAGGAGATTACGATTCCTTCTGCGGATGTGCAGGTGAATGTAACATGGGATGATTTGCAGTCTGTTCTTAAAGCAGCAGGCGTACTTCAATTTACTGAAATTGCATTCGTTGGTCAGGATGGCAAGGTCTTTCTCAAAGCCATTGATTCTGCATCGTCTAGTTCAGATGACTATGGAATTGAGATTGGTGAAACTGCTGATGAGTTCTCAATCGTTATCAAGACTGATAACTTGAAACTCCTTCCGCAGGACTATCAGGTTACTCTTTGCGCAAAGGGTATCTCTGAGTTTAAAGGTGATAGCTCGAAATACTTCGTTGCTATTGATACAAAGTCGACTTATAAGAAAGGATAATTATCCATGAATGAAGAAATGAACCAAGAGCAGCAGGAACCAGTTCAGCTGTCTCTACAAGATATCGCAACGTTCGTACAGATCGTAGATATCGCATCCCGCCGCGGTGCCTTTGAGGGCCGTGAACTTCAAGGTGTAGGTACTCTCCGCAACAAAGTGGAAGTATTTCTAAATCAGCAAGCGCAGGCAAATGGCGCGCAAGCTGAAGGTCAAATGGCCCCTGCCGATGTTCCTGACGGTCCAATGAGCGAAAAGGTGATGGAAAAAGTAAACTAAGGCGCTACCTTAGTATCGTGACCTGAGCATGTCCGTAAATAAACTGCTCTCTTTATTTTATATTATGCAAATGGTGAATACATGCTCGAAGCAAAAACAAACGAAGTTCTTTACGTAGAAAAGTACCGTCCTCAAAAAATTGAAGATACTATTCTACCTGATAAGACTAAAGCAATGTTCAAAAAGTTCGTTGCTGATGATAGCATTCCAAATCTTTTATTGACTGGCGGTCCAGGTGTTGGTAAAACAACAATTGCCAAAGCTATGCTTGAAGAAATGGGATGCGACTATATTGTTAAGAACGGCTCTCTTAACGTTAACATTGATACTCTCCGATACGATATATCTACATATGCCTCCGCAGTATCCTTGTCTGGTGGCCGTAAGTATGTAATCTTTGATGAAGCAGATTATCTAAATGCCGCAAATGTTCAACCTGCACTGCGTAACTTTATTGAAGAATACTCATCTAATTGTGGGTTCATCTTTACTTGTAACTTTAAAAATCGAATTATTGCTCCTCTACGTTCTCGACTGTCTGAAGTAGATTTTACTATCGAAACAAACGATCGTCCTAAAATGGCTGCTCAGTTTTACAAGCGCGTATTGAGTATTCTTGATGCCGAACAAGTTGATTACGACAAAGCTGTAGTTGCAAAAGTTATTGAAAAACACTTCCCTGATTTCCGCCGTGTACTTACCGAACTGCAATCCTATGCAGCATCTGGTAAAATTGACGAAGGTATTTTTGTTAACCTTAAGCAAGAAAGCATTGATGAATTATTCCGTTTGCTCAAAGCAAAAGACTTTACTAACATGCGTAAATGGGTTGCCAAGAACAGCGATCAAGATATGAATGAGTTGTTTCGTCGTATCTATGATTTGTCAACTGATAAGGTTGAACTACGTTCTGCACCAGGATTTGTTGTTACACTTGCAGACTATATGTATAAAGCAAACTTTGTTGCTGACCTTGAAGTCAATATGGTTGCATTCCTTACAGAAGTTATGATGGAGGCAAGTTTCAAATGATAAGGATCGGTAATGGGCGAATGGTTTAAGCGTTTAATCAAAAAACACACTTGCTTTTATTGTGGATTAACCGTAGATAAAGCTAATTTATATACTGTAAAGTTAGAAACAGGCGAAGGTCCACATGAAATTAAAGCGTGTAAAGAATGCGGTAAACATTTAGACGAAACTTTAAAAGAAATTGAGGATGTGAAAAATGGCGGGAATCTATCACCCTGATAAATGGTTGCTAATTAAAATTGGCGGTACAGATCCACACTATCGAGTATTTGGAGCTTGGTCAGGTGGATATTTGGGTAGCGATGAATGGCGCATGAATAGTGGCATTACTCGTGTAGAAGAAGACGAAACTCACTATTACTTCTATGGATCTAGTGGATCAC